GGGGGGGTAACAAGTAGCGGCGCGCGATTCATAGACCCGGCCAGCATCCCGGTAGACGAGGTGCGGGAGAGGTTGAAACAGCAGTGCGCGTACAAGCCATCGCTCGAAATCAACTTCGTAATGAGCAGGGATTCCAAGATTGCTTGCTTTTGGGGAAAGCAATTCTACATCACGGACGATTCATTCACCCCGGAGCTTGTGTACGAAACAGAATCTTTTGTAAACGCGGCCTCCATTTCAGACGGCTCAAGATACGCCGTGTGCCAGACAGCGCACAACGCCCGGAACGATGAGGACAGCGGAACATTCGCTGTGATAGACGTTCTGCACAAAAAGGTACTAGGAAAATACCACACAGAGCATGGCTGGAAGTACATGACACGCCTGTATGTGGACGAACGGGAAAAGTGCTTTTGGGCATACTTTGGCGATGACAAAGAAAAAGTGAGCTTTGCGGACCGCGTGAAAGAGGAGCCGTCGCCGGAGCAGAAACCGGAGCAGCCCAAAAAAGAAAACCCGGCAGCGGAGCCGAGCAAAAAGCAGAACAAAAAGGCGAACGTCATAGCCATCGCTGTTGCTGTGTTCTTTGCGTTCATGCTTTTTGGCGGATTCGACCTTATAGCACCCCGAAAGAGAACAACCAGCACAACCAGAGTATCGACGCCGGAGACGAACCGGAGCGTCCTCGAAGAAACCGCACTGAACGCGCTGGACAAAGAAAGCGCGGCCTACATATCGTCGATTGATGCGTTCTATTACAGCAGCAAGTACACGCTCACCGTCCGAACCGTTTCCTCTGGTGGCCTATATCTCCCGATAGTGGCGGAGAAGACGGCGCAGGCAGTGTTCGACAAAGCGGCAGAGCTTGGCATCACGCTTTCGGAGTACAAGGTCGAGGAGTTCAGCGAGGGCAACAGCAGCAAGGTGGAAAACCTGATACTTTGGAAAAGCGCGGATGGTGTAACCGGAACCTACACAGACGACACCGGCAGCAGCCCGTACATCGAGACAGATGTTACCATCGAGAGGCTGGCGGAAATCGTGAGATGACCCAGCAAGTGACGAAAGCCTCCTGCGGAGACCCACAAAGCGTCGTGGCGGCTAGGCGGCAAACTTTACGGCTAGACCACAAAAGCCCGAAATCGAGGCCCCGGAGCCGTGCTCGTGGCGTTCTACGGCTCAACGCAGGAGAAAGCACTCCGAAAAGCTACCGGCAAATAGCCAGCAAGTTAAAATCAGCCTGCGGGAGACGGCCCACAGGGAGGTGATGGAGAGGGCTGCACGGGGACCACGAACAGCCCTCCCGTCACACTGGCTGCTCCGAAATACCCGCAGCAGGAAGAACCACGCGGCGCAAATCCTGTATGCGCGGCAGCGGCTCGACCGCTGGCGGGCATAGGAGGCAAGCATGGAACAGTCTATTTATGAGCTCTACATGGAGCAGGTCAACCCGCAGGACACCCGCGAAATCATGCAGGCAGAGGACACGCTCACCGCGCTGCTCAAGCTGGTGGAAAACCGCGAATTGCGCGACGCCATCGACCGCGCAGCAGGCCGCGTTGCCTACCTCCGAGAAGTAGCGGCATTTGAGGCCGGTTACGGCTTTATGCCCGAATAACAAAATGGGAGGCCCGGCACAACGCCGGGCCTCCTGATTCATTATAGCCCAAGATAATCCTCAATGCTCATGCCGAGCGCAGCAGCGACAGCATGAATCTGGTAGACATCACGCGGGACACGGCGACCGGCCTCCCAGTCCTCAAGTGTCCGCAGCGAGACGCCGGAGAGCTGCGCCAACCGGGTGCGGTTCAGTCCACGAGACTCTCGCAGGTAGATTATGCGAGCTGTAAGTGGCATAGACACCATCTTGAAATCCTCCCTTGATTCTGATATTATAAAAATGCCGGAGGAGTGAGGCGTTGCAAGCCGTTTTCTCACTCCCCCAGCGTTTCAGAACTCAGGCCGCCGTCATCGGCCTTTGTTCTTCATCGGAGAGCCCTGCTTACTTGTTGAGCAGGGCTTTAATTTTTTCCTTGGCCTCCTCGAGGTCTTTGCAACCTTCGAGAATTTCAAGAATCTTACGGGTCTGGTTCTCCTCGGTCTTTTCGACCAACAGCTCACCGAGATTCATATCGTCCATGATGTTCTCCTTTCTGGCCTTGCCACCTTACTCATTGAGGAGCAGCCCCCTCAACTGACTATATTATACCACGCGAGCGCGTGGAAAGCAAGAGCAAAATGGCAAAAACTTGAAATATTTTTGCGTACCTGTGAAAGATTTACTGCTCGATGTACCGAAAGAGAAAACCGCCCGCATGGGGTAACTTTCCCTTGCATACCTTTCCGATTGCGCTGTCATCCAGACCGGTAGCACGGGAGGCAGCAGCGATACTCGGATACTCATGTATGACCTGATTTGTCTTGCGGTCAATCTGGCAGACCGGAGCGAGCGTTGAGCCGTGATAGGCGCGGACGCTCCGGCCGTATCCGTCGCCCGGTTCGGGAGCCGTCTTGCCGTTCCACTTTGCGCCGGATGCGAGACCGCCGAAAAGAAAGCCCTGCATCTCGTAGGCACGGGACAGACGTCCCAGCAGCGTGTCGAGCTGGTCGCGCTGGTTCCGGTCGAGAGACTTGAGGAACGTGTCAATTTCCTTTTCGGCCTCGACGACCTCCTGAATCCCGACGTGCAAAACGTCGTTTTGCTCATACTTCTCATACAACGTCCGATAGACAGCAGCCACGGTACAGGCCTCCTTACATCCCGGCTATAACATCGGCGAGCTCCTCGGGAGAAGCATTCACCCAATCTGCGAGCTCTTTCTTTGTCTCCTCGTAATCTTCCAGCACGACGGCGGCAGCCTCATTCTGCCCGTCGATTGCCCGCCCGGAGGACAGGTCATCCGCAGCGACAAGGCGCAGGATGGCGACGGCGCGCCGGAGGCTCATTTTCTTTCTTCCCATTCTGCGGACACCTCCCCGTCTTTGTAAAAGAGATTTGCACGACGCAGGCGGAACGCCTCAAGAATGAGCGTGAAAGCAGTGTCGCAGGTGGCGTAGACCATCTCGAAACCGGGCATCTCCCATAGACCGGCATTATAGAAATTGGCAGCCAGCTCGACGACGATGCGCTCATTCTGGCTCAAATTGAACGCCTCTTCTGCAGCCGTAAACATCATGTAGTCCTCACCAATGACGGCAATGCGGAGCTCCGGCCAGCGCGTGAGCGCGGAGAGCAGATACAGGGACGCGCCCCAATACGGATTGATGCGCCCGGATTCGGGATTTACGATGTGAGGAATCCGCTGAAGCTCAGACAGGAACGCGGCCTCGTGCTCCGGGCTTTTGTATGTGATATTTATTTCCATGCGAACCTCCTTACATATCGACCGAAACAAAATGATAGGCGTACCAGCAACCGCGACGGCGAAAGAGCCTGACGCGGGTGGTAAAGAACTGACCGGAGCACCCCATGCCGTCATAACGGTCGTCGCGGTAGGCCCGGTGCATATAGAACCATTCGAGAACGCTCTCTTTTGAGAGGGGAGAGAGCTTCTCTGGCAGCTTAACGAGCTCGACGAAAGAATCGAGCTCGTCGCGAATGATGTGGCAATCGGAAACCCGATTGACATATTCTCGGATGTCGCGCTTGAGCTGAGTGACGAACTCCTCGACGCGCTCACTACGCACCGGACCGGGAAACCGCTCGAACATGAGCAGGACATCGTATGCCTCCTTGAGGCTGTCATAATCGTGGATATCGCGGACCATTAAGCTCCCTCCCTTTCTTCCTTTGCCTTGCGGAGCTCCTCGAGAAACTCAGGGAGCGGCAGCCGCTCGAGCTGATACTCCCGGCGCGCGGCCGGAGACAGGCCGTTGAGCCATGTCTCGTACTTTGCCCGCTCCTGCTCCGCGCAGGCCCGGATGCTTGCGAGAGCATCCGCAGGCGGGTAATCCTCGCCGACGTACCAAGTGATTTTTCCCTCGTTGGAGATGTGAGCGACCATCTTAAAATCGCCGTCCTCCATCACGGCGGAGTTGCAGACTGTTACGCCGTTTCCGAGACAGCCAAGGAACAACTTGAAATTCTGGGCGGCCATCAGTAAATCTCCTCCTCAAGCATCTTTTTACTGAACCGCTCAATCTCCTCGAGAGAGGTCCACTCCGGCTTCTCGTCGTCGGAAAAGCTGTCCCACAGGATGCGCATGGCCTGAATATGATTCTCAACGCAGCAGCCCCAGAGGTACTTGCTGAAACGCGAGCCGCAGCCGAGGAAATACTTGCAGTCCTGAATACAGCGGCTCAAGAGCCTGTATCGGAACTCGGCATCGGAGCCGACAAGGTCGGTGGCGACGTTGCCGAAATAATGAAATTCTGCGTCGCCAGCGAAGTAGAGCGTGACGCTGGCCTCAAGGCTACGCGGCCAGCCGTCCGGATACGGACGGGTCGAGCCGTCGGAAAAGTGGGTCATCGCGGTTGCAGTCACCCCGATGGCGGCCTCGTTTTCGCGAGGACGGCAGAAGAACGTGCGAATCTGGATACGCTCGCACTCCATGGAACCGGCCTTGCCGATGCGGTCGGGGAACAGGGACATGGCCGGGTCATACCCGGCAGCTTTCAAACGCTCAAGAACGGTCATACCTCTTATGCCTCCATTTCGATGTCGAGCAGCTCCATGCTGCCGTATACACAGTGCTCGGAAATCTCGCGGGCTCTTTTGCGAGCAGAGGGCAGCGAGACAGCCTCAATCTTACGCTCTGTGACGTAACCGCCATTCTTGAACTGGGGATTGTGGCGGAAGAAAGTTGCCTTGTAGGACTTCATTTTCATAGTTGACACTCCTTTGCGGTTTGGCTCCCGCGACCATCTTGCCAAGGACGGCAAAATGGTTTCGACCCCTGCCACGGGGTCATCGTCAGGCGAGCACATCGGAGTAGGCGACCTTTGCGGCCTTGAGGGTTTTGAACATCTCGACGACGTTCCCACCGCAGTCGGCGTACACACACCACCGCCAGCAGAAGTGGCCATTGATGCGAACCATGCGCTGCTCGAGACAGACCTCGTTGTCCTCCCGCACATAGCGGTCATACGCACGGTTGCGAATGTGGATAAACTTCATACGGAACACTCCTTTGGCAGTCACAGTCATTGTCATGCGGGATTAGATGCTGGTTTTACGTGCGCCGGTCTCGGTGTGCTCCCACACATCGACGGAGTATCCAGCAGCCCGAAACCTATTTGCAAAGCTGCGGGCCTCCGCCTCGGACGACTTCCAAACGCAGAGCGGGAAACCGGCCTTGTTGTACAAAATCTGGTAACGCTTCATCGTCTGCACCTCCTTAGTCTCTGTTCTCACGCTTCCACATGAGGAAGTTCTGGTAATCATCTGGCCCCATCGAGACCGGCTTGGTTGTGTTGATGAAATCGGGGCAACCGAAGCAGACGAGCTCGTCTGGGCTGCTGCGGGTCTGCGTCAGAACTTTGGCAGGGACGCCGGTCATCTTGAACTTTTCGGACGGGACGCCCGGAACCTCAATGCGCCGGAGCAGCATATTGAAGTCGTAGTACCAGTCGAGATTCATGTATCGCTCCTCGCTGTCAGTACCCTCGATTTTCTTGATGTACTCTGCCAGAGCACCGCGTACATCAAGACGAACCGGAGCGACGCTGTCGTCGTAGCTGTCGTAGAGGGTGACGGTCTCGGCCTTGCCGAAACGAACGGTCAGGACGGCAACACTGCCGGTGTACTTGTAGAGCTCCATAAAAACCTCCTACCCGAAACGGGTCTTACTGCTTGCTTAACGTCCCTAAAAGGGACACACGAAAGCAAAAAAAATTAAGCGACCTCAACCATACCGGCCAGACCGTAGAGGAGCTCGTGGTCCTCAAAGGAGATGCGCTCTTCCTCGAACGCGCGGTCAATCTGCCAGTAGCACTCGTCGCGGTCGTTCTCGGTCTTGATGGCGGCGATGGCTTTCACGATTTTCTTGAACATCTTTTTATCCTCCAAACAGGCGTTTCATCAAAAAGCAAGAAATCCGGCAAGGTTGCATTTCTCAGTGAGCGATGCTACTTTGAAACCGCTGTGGGCGAGTAGAGCTTTCCACGTTCTGTTTTGTCCTTGCCACCCGGAGCAGGAGAGGTTTCGTTTCCCAGCGAGCGATACCACTTTGGAACCTTTATCGGCGAGTGGAGCTTTCCGCGTTCTGTTTTATCCTCGACTGCTTCATTTTGGGTCATTGGCTTTCTTGTACCCTTATTATAGACCCTAAAAGGGGCAATGTCAAGTAAAATATGGCAATTTGTGGCAAAAAGTTTTGATAAATGACGCTTTTTGCGACATTATGCCCGAAACCGCAGCAGAGCAGAAAGAAAGCAGGAGCCCGGAGGCCCCTGCTGATATAGTTATCCTGTTTGTCCTAATGAATTTGACCACAACAATTACAAGCACAAGGATTTTCCGCTGCTGAGCGAGAAATCGCACTTCACCGATGATACCGTCATGACCGCTGCGGTGGCAGTTGGCCTGATTGACGGAAAGGGTCTGCCGGAGAGAACATTTTGTGCAGTGCAGCA